CTCAAGAAGCAGTCAAAGCTAAGGAGTCACAAATAGATAAGTTGATAAAAATGCAAGCGTATGACAGTCGAATTGCTATGAGTACTCAAAGAGAAATCGACCGTCTAAAAAAAGAAATTGAAAGAGATAAATTAGTACTCCAAAAACAACAAAATGTTGTAGTAGGTATTGACGTGAGTCAATTTGCAAACTCTCTCAATGGTAAAAGTAAAGCGGAGTTAGACAAAATAAGAAAGCAAATCAATGACGCATATAATATTAAAAAATCGCCATCAGCAGGTAGTAATTTCAAGATAACAGACGATATTCAAAATCCATTTCTTAAATACAACTTTAACGAGTTGGGACGTTTCAATCAGGCATACAAAGAACATATAAAAATGATTGAACAAGCTAAAAAGCAAACTACTGATTTCGTTGCAAAGAAGAATGAGATTTTAGTCCTACAAAAACAAATAAATGAAGCAGAGGCAAAAAATAAAAAAGGCACGAATATAAGTACTGAGGAATTAAATAAATTAGACGAAAAAAGGGCTAAATTAAAAACACTTCTTGAAGAGTACAAGAAGGGGACAGGAGATGATTTATCAGCCAAAAGCAATACCCCAAAAAGAACTACCAAAAAAGAAACCCTTCCTGATTTCGACACTGAAAAAGCTCAAAGAGACCACAACCGCCAAATTCAAGACGACCTTTTTGCTCGTGAAGAAGCCCGCATTAAGATAATGCAAGACGGAGCGGAAAAACGCCTTGCTATCATTCAATTGGAATACGACAAGCAAGAAGAGGAAATTAGAAGGCGTTCAGAAGACCAGCTAAACGCATTCATCGAAACCGAAAAACAAAAAGCAGAAGCACAAGGCAAATGGAAAAAGGGACAAGCATTTGATACCAATACTCCTGCTATCAATGCCGAAAAAGCACGCCTTGCTGAAAACGAAAAGGTGCTTTTAGCTTCTAATGCAGAGTACCAACGTATTCAGCAAGAACAAGTGTATAAGGACTTATTAGAAAAGTACCAAACCTACACCGACCAACGTAAAGCTATTGAGGAGAAATACAATGCCGATATTACCGCTTTGCAAGCTAAATTAGGCGCAGACGCTCCACAAGTCAAAAAAGCACAAGACGAAAAAGCACGAGAACTCAAAAAGTTGGATATACTCTACAAAAAAGAGGGTACAGCCATTGCTAAACTCTTTGAGAATATGCGCAAAAAGACCGTCAAGGAAATACGCCAAACCATAGCAGAGGCAGAAGCTGAAATAGACCAGTTGGCGAGCAACCTTGATATGAGCGATAAGGACAATGTAGAATATATCCAAAGCCTACGCCAGCAACTTGAACAAACGAGAGAGACAGCCGAGCGTAGCGATACCGTTTTTGGCAAACTAGGTACAAACATCAAAAATCTATTCAAAGCCAAACCCAATACCGCTGAATGGCAGGAAGCGTTCAATGGTATGTTGTCGTCGGCACAATCAATCACAGGACAATTTGGACAGTTAGGGCAAGAGTTTGAGCGATTAGGACAAAGTACAGGTAACTCATCATTAGAGAAATTAGGACGTACTTTACAAAACACAGCAAACTTACTTAATAAAACTCTTTCTTTTGCTCAAATGGGTGCAAGTGTAGGAGGGGGCTGGGGGGCTCTTATTGGTGCTGTTGTAGGTTTAGGAGTAGGAGGTTTAGAGGGGGCTGCAAAAGAGCGTTTAGCTCACGAAAAAAAATTACAAGAAATAGCTCAGTCAAAAATAAACCAACAGAATGAATACAATCGACTACTTTGGGAAGAGAAGATGTTACACAAAGAAAATACATCTATATTCGGCACGGAAGACATCAATAACGCTTTGAGTGATTTAAAAGAATACAACAGACTGTGGAACGATTTAGAGCGCAGGATGGGTTTTAATCTAAAAAAACGTTATGAGGACGCTGGCACAAGTTTCCGTAGTTATGGATATCGGTCACCTAACAGGGAAGGCGATGATTATCTTGGTTTAGAGAATATTAAAATTGCAACAGGTAGTTATACTACAGGAGCTTGGTTTTGGAAAAAGTCTCATACTGAATATAATAGTCTACTTTCTGAATATCCTAATCTAATTGAAAAATCAGGTGAGTTTAATTTAAAATTAGCTAAAAGCATTGTAGATAGCAAAGAGTTTGAAGGAGCAGGAAAACAAGCTCTACAAACTATCATACAACAATACGAACAAGCGTTAGAATCACAAAAAAAGTTTGATGAATATCTTAATAAAACCTTTGGAGAAATGGGCACTTCTATAATAGATAGTGTTGTTGATTCGCTAAAAAAAGGAGAAGACGCTTTTGAAAACTTTTCTAAGTCAGTAGGTAACATTATTAGCAAACTCGGTAAGCAGTTGATGTATGAGTTGTTTGTTGCGAAAGATTTTAAGGAATTTCAAAAGAAAATGCACAAAGTAGCAGGAGATGGAAATGTTAGTAGTGAAGAATATGCTAATGCTACTGCGAATCTTATAGCTGAATTTTCCAGTAGAATGAAAGGTAAAATCGGTGAAATGCAACAATTCTTAAAAAATTGGAATGAAATGAGTAGTAATTTAGGTTACGACTTTCTAAAAGAGCAACGTCAAGCAGTAGAGAAAGGTTTTGCAAGAATGTCTCAGGACACTGGTGAGGAGTTAAGCGGGCAGTTTAGATTAATGACGGAGCTACAAAAACAAACAAAAGATGGTGTTATTCAAATATCTGAGCGCACAAGATTCCTTTCTGAAGATTTGAAGAACTTACACGCTATGTCGGCTCAACAGTTAAAACATCTTGCGGGAATTGAAGTAAACACTTTTCAGTTGCACGATATGCGAAAAGACCTTACGGGTGTTAAGACAATATTAAGTGATATGCAGACAAGAGGAATTAAAATGAGATAATAGAAAAGCCCTCTTAATTGAGGGCTTTTCTATTATCAATGCGTAAGTGTAATATCGTTTGTCTTTGGAATAAATAGGATGCTACGAAAATTATATAATGTTAGTTCGTCTCGTTTTTCATTAATAATTCCTCTTATTTCAACCCCTAAACTACTTTTTAGTGTTAGATTAGGGTAGCTATATGAAAACTTTCCTTTTTCAGTGCGTGATACCTTTTGAAATTTTCCATTTTCTAATCCTGTTTCTATGACAATTAGTAAATATTCATCGTACGTAAAGGATAGATTAATATATTTTTCTTTATATTCATCTCCTTTGTCTTGTATATATGTCCAAGAAACTTTCAAATCATCAGGAACTATTTTCTCCTCACTTTTCGAACACCCCACAGCGAGCAGGGCAATCAGTAATAATACTATTCTTTTCATTGGTATATTAGTTTTAAAAAATTATTATTCACGAAATGGATACCAAATAAGGCTGTTTGTGTCAAATGACAATGTTGCAACAAAATGATTTGCTTTCTTGGTTTGCTCTTCTTTTGGCAACCACGAAAAATTATCCATAAACGGCTCAATATCCTTTGAGTCTATGATATGAATATTACATTTAACATCTTTTTGTTGTTTCCTAAAAGATAAAGCAAATTTACAAATATCCTCTTTTACGAACTCTTGTTTCTTGTAAAAAATGTAGTAGTTAGTAACGGTAGGTCTTACATCTTTCTTTATAACCTCAAAATCTGTATCAATGATTATATTTTCCATAATACTAAAATATTTAGGTCGCAAATATACAACATTATTTTTAATTAACGACCATTTTCGTGAAGTCACGAAAAATGATAATTATATCTGTATATCCAACTGCTTCAACCTCTCCCGCTCCCTTTTAGCCTTGTTCACTTGGTATATAGCCGTTGTGTTTTGGTTAGTGTGCGAAGCTAAAAGCATAGCCGTATCGCTATCCAAGTTATCAAGCATATAGTGTTTGAGGGCGTAAAAATCAGCTTCAATGCCTAATTTATCTTTTACGTGTCGTTTCCAAAATCTTGTAACAATCTCGGTATGACCCATTTTCTTATTAGGAACAAAATCAAGTGCAAAAAGGTAGTCGTTATCGCTTTTACACTTGTTGCATATCTCTTTCCAAAATTCTAATGCAGGGGATAATATCACTTTTGTACATCGTTTGTACTGCCCGCCTTTTTCAAGAAGTATTACAAACTCCTGTTTGTCCAAATCTACATCTTTGCGTTGTAATCTGAAAAGTTCGGTATTACGTGCCCCTGAATATAAGAATATCATCATATACCTATAAAAGTCGGGGTTAATAAATCGCACGTGGTTTTTTACTTTTGTAAGTTCATCAGCGGTAAGTATAGTACGGACTTCTTTAATCACCTTTTTAGGGTATATATCCCTCGTAATGTTACTTTCGCAGCATTCGTATTCTATTAGCTCACGGTATAAGCTGGATAAGTATATCACAAACCTATTGTAATATTTGTCGGATAGTCGCAACCAGTCCAGCATTCTCTTTAAGTCCACCCTTCGCAAGTCTTTAATTTTAACGGCTTGCAAATCGAGAGCTTCACACGCTTTTTCAAGTCTATTGATAGCGCATTGTATTTCGTATAGGTGCTTTTTAGTACCTACTTTTATTTCCAATGCACGCCTAAAAGCCTCAATAAAGTGCAATTCAGGGTAAAGACCCTCCTTGTGAACGCTCACGTACTTTTTGAGGATAGGATTAAAACCATTGTCAAGTTGTTGGGGAATGTTTTTAAGAAGAAAAGAAATCATCGCTTTTCGTTCCTCTATAGTATTAGGTCTGTTAGCCTTTTTTCGATAGGGGAAGCCCTTAGGGTATTTCTTTTCAAAACGAGGGTCAAAGAAAACGCATTGCACGTACCAATCTTTATCCAAGTCTTTTTTAGTAGCTTTTTGCCAGTTGGCAGGGGACACCCATAGTTCGGAGTAGCTACACCCGTCCATTGTTTTTGTAACCATAATGTAATTATTTTAGATTGACGTTTACCTTGTCGTTTTTGAATAATTACAAATGGGATTACCGTACTAAAAATAAAAGGTAACGCTTTGAGTGGAAGTACGTTACCTCTTAGTGACCTCGACAGGATTCAAACCTGTAACCTTCTGAGCCGTAATCAGATGCGCTATTCAGTTG